ATGTTCCGCTTGGAAGACAAACATAAAGTTGAATGTCCCTGAGATTCCCAACGGCATACCGTCAGAGAATGATCCTTGTCCGAAAGGATAGACCAAGAAGACTGCAAAGGCAGCTGAGACTGGTGCAGAATAAGCAACACAAATCCAGGGTCTCATACCCAGACGATAGGACAATTCCCACTGTCTTCCCATGTATGCTGAGATACCTATGAGGAAGTGGAAGATAACCAACTGATAAGGACCACCATTATACAACCACTCATCTAGTGTGGCAGCTTCCCATATAGGGTAGAAGTGTAATCCAATTGCGTTGGAAGATGGAACTACAGCACCAGAGATGATGTTGTTTCCATATAAGAAAGAACCAGCTACAGGTTCTCTGATTCCATCGATGTCCACAGGAGGAGCAGCGATGAATGCTATGATAAAGCAAGTTGTTGCAGCAAGCAAACAAGGAATCATTAAGACTCCGAACCAACCAACATAGATGCGATTGTTCGTACTTGTTACCCACTCACAAAACTCACTCCATCCAGAAAGGAGACCTTGGTCTCTCTTTTGTAAGGTTGTCATTGAATTAATAGAACGTTATGTGAACGGTAAAATAAAGACGGATTGATCTGCCTAGTCTTGGTAACGGCAGTAAGATGAATGTCCGAAGACACTAACATTATATATGCAAGTATGAAGTTTTGTCAAGAGAGTTCTTTTATATTCCAAGTGACTGTCATCCCATCACGCTTGTGCTGCATTAAAGATTCCCCATCGGTCATTTTTTCTAAAGAAATATTACCTGCGATAACTATTCTAGTTTCTTTACTGCTTGTTGCATCTACCGCATGCATTGACCAAGCAGGCCAAGCATTTATATCACCAGTCTTTTGTTCTGGATATAATTTCTCATACACAGACCCGAAGACAGTCCTATAACCTTCACCATCTATTGTTCCTTCAGGTGTGTTCCTAAAGAAATGAAAGCATGGTTCATCTGGTATTGGTGCTTTAATTATATGACACCAAGATATAATCTCATTACCAGAGAAATGAGTATGAGGTTTATGCCCTATAGTATCACAGTTACTACCTTGTATCCAATAGTTAAACTTCCATTCAGATCTCTCCAACAATCCTAATTGGAACATCATTTTAGATACAAAAAGTTGTTCATAGAATTCTGATATCTGTTCTATGACATCTTCTGGCCAGTCACTACCATCCTCACCATAAGTTGTGTAATATAATTTACCTGTATCATTATTACTAACGTGTACAGTTCTAGTACCTACCAGTTTATCCGAAACAATAGAACAAATTTTGTCATACAAATCCCTTGGCAGACTTACATTGTCATGCCACATAATAGGAGAGCACCAAGACATATCAATACTTTCTTATGGTTCCTTTCTCTCCACAACCTTTAACGTATTTCCTTGCTTCTGATTTGGTATCAAATATCTTTGCAAATCTTTTATCTGGTCCCCATGTTGGAGCATTAGAAATTAAATATTCAAGCTCGCCATCTACCTTGCGAGTTGCTACCCAGTTGATAGCGTGTTCTGTGTCTGCACTCATAATCTTAACTCAATCTTCAGTTATTTATTAAAATAAGTCTCGTAGTATTTTACCAGACCAAATGTTACATTGAATTTGCTTGACCACTCTTCAGCACATTCTTCTGCACTCTTACCAGAGTAACCAAACCTTTCTAAAATTGTTATACATTCTTGTTTCATATTAAACCTATTGAACCTGCTGTAATACCTACACAAACAAAAAAACCGAACTCATAGAGTTCTCTGTAGGGACTATGCAAAAAAGAATTGAGAGACATTAGTACTAAGGTAGACTGCTACTATTGAAACAAAAAGAATTACTTGGGTCATGACTGAGTAGAAATACTTACAGTATTATATAGGTATTTCTACTCTTAGTCAAGCACCTGATGGGACAGTTTGTAATTGGGTTACTCTAATACCCTTACCACCATCGTCATCATCATCGTCATCAACACCACGTAAAAACAACTCAACCATGACAAGAACAGCCATTGGATAGAAACACCAAAGGATTGCTTTCCAAGCTGGAAATGAATCTGTTACTAGATCTGTCATGGATTGTGTCGATTTACGAATAAGTATTTAGTTATGTAAAGTATTTGAAATGAGTATAGAGTGCTGCCAATGCCCAGAAACCGACCATTGCTGCTCTACCGTTAGCTCTTTGCCATATGTAATTGTTAGTCATTAGAAGATACCTGGGATAATTTGACCTGTGGTGACGTAAGCACCCATTGCTGCAACAAAACCAATCATTGCCATCCAACCATTAAACTTTTCTGCTTCTGGTGTCATTAGAATATACCTGGAATGAGTTGACCTGTTGTTAGGTAAGCACCTAGACCAGCTATGATGCCAATCATTGCCCAACGTCCGTTCTGTAGCTCTGCGTTTTCTTTCATGTTCTTAGATTTGTAATAGGGATAGAATTTAAAGAGACCTTGCTTCGACTATGCAATGCCTGGAATTACCCATCCGAAGATGGCATAGTTATGGATCGCTGCGAACAAACCAATCATCGCTAGGCGACCATTAGTTCTCTCAGCATTCTTCCAGTAACCATCATAGTTCTCAACGTACTCCATAGGAGGTTCCGATGCGAACATATTTTGCTTGCCGTACTCGGTAGTTGTATACCTTTTGGCAGTTGTTGAAGTCATTTCTGTATTGTTAAGAAACGTTACATAATTATATAGGAAACCTTAAGGTGTTGTCAAGGTATAATTACCTAGATATCCGCACAAAAAAAGAGTCACCATTTCTGATGACTCATATTAGAAAAACTTATTGTAGCTTTTGCACTTAAAGCCATCTAGTTTAAAACGTCTATTGGCAAAGACGTTTTATTTATACACCATCTCTATCATTAAGTGCCTCTGCATTCTTTTCTTTTTCAGCATCACCGAAGGTAACTATTGGTGTACCTGGGTTTCCCTCTGCACTTAGAGTACCATCATTAACAAATGTTACTGAATCACCTGTGGTAAATGTTATTGGGTCAGTAACAACATCATTATTCCATGAGATAGCATCTGGAATATTAACATTACCTAAACTGATATTATAATCAGGGTCATAATCTAGATCTATAGAACCATCAGGTACAGTGAAGGTATCTTCATGTGTATATTCTCTAGCAATCTTCTTAAGTCCTTGGTAGTATACAAACACTAAGTTAAGATCACTATCAGATAATGATTCCTTTTCATGTGCTTCATCAAACACTGCTTTAGCAGCAGCGATAGCAGCATCTAATTTTCCATGTAGTGAGCAGGCCATCTTCTATTATAAAATTAGTTGTATTATATATGAGAGATTATAGTTTGTCAATAGTTAATAGAGTTGAATTATCATGAGATCCTACAGGTAACTTAGGAAAAGTATTAAATGAAATACTTACTCTATCTTCTTCACCATCATTCCGAGGAACATAATGATGTTGTGTACTAGGAAATAGAACCAGATGACCAGTCGATGCTGGAAAACTATAACTATCATTCATAAACTCATTAGTACCCAAAGAAGGATCAGACTCTGGACGTACTGGAAATGGGTCTTGTCTCTGCGTATCAAATACTATTGGTGGAGCATCATCAGCAGAACTAACATAATACACACCACTAACTACACTATTAAGATGATAATGTTTAGGATGACTATGATGTTTAGGTGTACAATTACCCCATGACTGTGTAATAATCATCTTATGATTAGTAACATGCATAACGTCATGCATATATTGTTCTACACAATACTCACAAAATCCTTTTAACTCTTCAAACTCTGGTTCATCTAAAACATACTGGTTAACAGTAGTGTCATTGTTCAACGACTTCCTAAAAGACATAGTTCCCATTGCCTTCTTAACCGCTTCGATATTACCAGGAAACTCTGCCACATACAAAGGTGGTGCAGAGAACATCATGAAATAATCTGACTTAACTTCTATTGGTTGATTCATATTCATTTAAATAATTTTCTGCTATGTCATGCAGTTGGTCAATCAATATATCCATGTATCTTTCCTCAACACTATCGGGGAAGTCACTCATGTCATATTCAAATGGTTCGTTCAGATTATAGCAGTGTTTAGACTCCATAGTCAACCCCCAAAATAATCCTTTCGCATATATCTGCCAAGGATATTTGAATTGTAGAATGCTGGTGTCCCATCATCAGTAGACTCAGTTAGTACATTATTTAGAAACAATTGCCGTGTCTCTTCGTAGTTTACTTTGCCAAGGGTGCTATGGAGGGAGATGATTTCTCTCTTGAATAAGTCGTTCCCAAGTAACTTTCTATCTGCTTTAAGTTCGTCAGAGCTTCCATAGTACTTCTTCCAGTCACTCTCAGACGTAACCCTTCTCTTACCACCTCTAGGTTTACGACGTTGTGTGAAGTACTTACGTCCGATGTATTGTTTACCCGACTGGAGATTAGTAATCCTGTAGACAAAACCGAAGAACTCGCCAATATCATCAGAAGTGAAAGGTTTACCCTCATATAACCAGGGGTTTTCGTAAACTCCCTCTTCAACCATTTCATTATTTTCATATCAGTTCCTCCTATTTAGATCATTCCCAATACTCATCTAAATGTTCTAATACATTGAGCAGTATCCTCTGTGCTGCTCCTCTCTGGCGTTCATCCCATTCAGGATACCACCCATTGTCTAGCCCAGTTTTCATCTTCATGATCTGGGCTACCATCGTTACCTTATTCACTCTACCGTTCACTTCAGTTTACTCTGGAGTTCACTCCAGTCCGAATCGAACTTATCCATACCCTGATCAGTTAAGATGTGGTCATACATTTTATTAAATATATCCCAAGGAAGAGTACAGATATCAGCCCCCACTCGAAAACACTTTGCGACTTGAATTGGTTCTCTAATTGAAGCAGCGAGTACTTGAGTCTTAGAACCATGCGTTGTGAATACATCTGAGATTTCCTCCACTAATGATATACCATCCCAATATTGATCGTTCAAACGACCTATGAATGGTGAAACGTATGTTGCACCTGCTTTAGATGCGAGTATTGCTTGTGCAGCAGAGAAGATAAGTGTTACATTAACTGCTACATCATCTTCCGATAGATCTTTACATGCTCTAAGACCTGTACGTGTACAAGGTACTTTAATAGTAATGTTAGGTGCTATCTCCAAGTAAGTATCAGCCATGGCTAGCATGTCTTCTACTGTTTCTCCAACAACCTCTGCTGATATTGAAGCATCCCAAGGAAAGATAGAAGTTATCTCCTTAAGAACATCCAAAGGGTTGTGACCATTCTTCAACATCAAACTGGGGTTAGTGGTAACTCCATCAATTAACCCAGTAGAATAAGACTGTTTTATTAGGTCAACATCAGAGCAGTCTAGAAAAATTTTCATGACTCTCAATACAATTTCCAGTATTTATTATCACATAAAAAAAGACACCTGTCAATAAGGTGTCTTTATATAAGAATCGTGACTTACTTAAGCAATTGCTTTAGTAAACTTGTGTCCTCTATATGAGAGTTCAACTTCCTTCTTGTTAGAAGGACGATCTTTGTTGGTGTCGTACTTGACACCACGGTATGTGACTTGTGCCATTTGGTTTCTCCTGTAGGATTAGGTGTTTTTAATACCGTTCCTTCAGTCGGCTTTTGCGTCCCATGTACACTCTAGTCCTACTGCTTCCGTCAGATGTACTTGGTACATCTCCACTATCTCTTGTCTGGTTTCAACACTAAGATTTCTCTCAGTCTGAGCACGATCTACCAATCTTGATACATCGGCACAAGTTAATGCAGCAGCTAATAAAAATTCCATAGGATGAACGTGTCCGTTCCGAGTCGGCTTACTTGCGTCCCTTTTGGGATGAACGAAAAGGTATCGGGTGATACCTACTGACTATTTATGTCAGAGAACCATTACAAAGTGGTCCATATTGATACAATAGCATTAAAAGCTTGGTTCGTCAAGGTCTTTACCCTCTTTTTGTTGCCAAAGTTTACGTTCCATTTCCCACATTGCTTCTGCTGTCTGTGGTGGTAACTCATGCTGACCTGCTTTGTCTAGCAGTTCATCATACAATTCAGCACTATCAACGATTGCTTTCTTCAAGTCTTCCAAGTCCCACTCTATATCACAATTGGAATCCACTGAACGTATCTTCTGTGACATCTTGTTTGATTCCTCCGACGACATAACTTTCAATCTCCGTTTCTTGTGGTGCATTTTGCTGACCCTTAGAGTTAAGCCAGTGCTCAGTCCAAGGTAATGGATTATTTCTAAGGGGTTGATCGTATATAGGTTTCAAACCTATTGCCTTCATCCTCCTGTTAGCAATCCACTCAACATAATTGTGTAGTAATCTTTCATTCAATCCTATCATACTACCTTCCTTGAACAAATAGTTTGCCCAAGACTTCTCTTCATCTACACATGTCCTAAACATATTTGTTACTGTTTCTTTCTCTTCCTCTGCTATCTCTTGCATCTCTGGATCATCCTTACCTTCAGACCAGTTCTTTAATATCTGTTGAGTAATTACAAGATGTTGTGACTCATCTCTAGCAATAAGAGATAGTATCTTTGCTGACCCTTCCATGAGTTTACTTTCACCGAAGGCAAACGAGCAAGCAAAACTTACATAGAATCTGATACCCTCTAGTATATTAACATTGGCAACTGCTTTATACAAATATCTTTTAAGGTCTCGTCTTGTCCATTCTGAATTAGGATGTTCTTTCCAATCAGGTTTCCAACTATTACTCTGGTCATACTCATGTGCATAATTTATAAACTCATCATAAGATTTAGTAACAGACTCTGCTCTTGAAAGTATATTATCATCCTCAAGTATAGTATCAAATACATCTGAAGGATTAGAGTATACATTCTTAATAATATATGTGTAAGATCTGGAGTGTATCATCTCCATGAACTGCCACGCAGTCATACAAGCTTCAAGTTCAGGTAGTGAACAGTATGGAATAAAAGCCATACCAGGAGCACGACCTTGTACGGAGTCCAGCATGATCTGATACTTAAGATTGCTGGTAAAGATGTGTCTCTGTTGGTCTGTAAGTTGTGCATAGTCTGCTCTATCTTTTTGAAGTGATACCTCTTCAGGTCTCCAGAAGTATCCTAATTGTTGTTGTGTCAGTCGGTCAAATGTAGGAAACCTATATGAATCATAACGTTGAACACTCAAAGGTGCTCCAAAGAACATGAATTGTTTTGTAGTGTCAACAGCCTTCTTATTGAAGACTGTCATACCAGAAATTTCTTTAGACTGCACAACTGTCACAGGTTTCCTCCTCGGTAGAATTTAATATATCACTAATAAGATTATCCACATCTGTCTTCTCTACATCATCACCATCTTTCTTAGCATCATATGTATTCTGATAGTAAGAAGTCTTCCAACCATACTTATAGGTTGTCAATAAATCCTTTGCCATTGCAGACACAGGTACTTCATTGTCAGGATAGTTCTCTGGATTGTATGCCCAGTTACCACTGATTGCTTGGTCAAAGAACTTCTGCATCACTGCAACAACTTTAATATAACCATCGTTGTTATGCATATCCCACAACAAAGTATAGTTATTCTTTAGCGTAGTATATGATGGTACAACCTGCTTAAGAGGCCCCTTCTTTGATTTCTTAATGGACAAGTAGTCTCTAGGTGGCTCGATTCCATTGGTTGCATTTGACACAACGGAACTGCTCTCCGAAGGCATTTGTGCGGACAATGTTGAGTGCCGTAACCCATACTTGGATATACGTTCCCTAAGAAACTCCCAATCACATGATAGGTCATTTGGTACTATCTCATCTACGTCCTTCTTATATGTATCGATAGGTAGGATTCCGTCAGCATACTTTGTCTTACCAAAGTAACCGCATGGTCCTTTCTCCATTGAAAGACGATTTGATGCTGTCAATAAAGCATACTGGAACCTTTCAGTTAGTTCATGAACTAAAGTAAATGCTTTATCACTATCATACTTAGCATTGTTCTTAGCTAAGTAATGTGCTAGACCTATGTAACCTATACCAAGTGACCTACGATTAACTGTAGACTGTTTCGCTGCCTTTACAGGATACTCTTGGTAATCAATCAATGCATCCAATCCTCTTACTGCTAACTCACACAACTCATCCAACTCTTCAATCTTATTAATCTTACCTATGTTAATAGCAGATAATATACACAGTGCTATCTCTCCATCCTTATCATCGATATGCTGAACAGGTGTAGTAGGTAGAGTAATCTCTTGACAGAGGTTACTCATACTAACCTTATCCTTAAAGGATGAATGTGTATTACAGTGGTCGATATTCATTAAGTAAATACGACCAGTCTCTGCTCTTTCTTTTAAGAGGTCGAGTATAAGTTCTTGTGCTCCAACTGTTGTTCTGGGGATGGATTCATCGGACTCGTATTGAGTATAGAGTTCGTCAAAGGTATCGCTACCAAAAGCGTCATAGAGCCCAGGAACATCATGAGGACTGAATAAAGTAATAGTACTGTTCTGGATAAATCGCTCATAAAAAATCTTACTTAGTTGGATGGAGTAGTCGAGTTTTCTGACTCTGTTGTCTTCTGTTCCTTTGTTGTTTTTGAGGACCAAGATGTCTGCAATTTCTTGATGCCAGATAGGAAAGTGGACAGTGGCTGACCCTCCTCTAATCCCGTTTTGAGTACAGCATCTAACGGTGCTTTCAAATTTTTTAAGGAAGGGTACAACACCTGTGTGTTGAACTTCTCCACCCCTGATTTTGCTGTTGAGGCCCCTGATTCTGCCTGCGTTAATGCCAATACCAGCCCTTTGTGCGACATATTTGCCAATAGCCATATCACTGCTAAAGATACTATCGAGGGTGTCATCAGCATCAACCAGAACACAAGATGCAAATTGACGAATGGGTGATCTGACCCCCGCCATGATTGGTGTTGGGATGTTGATTCGGTGCTTGGAGATTGCGTCATAATACTTTTTAATATACTCTAGTCTATAGAATTTGTCGTCATTTTGGAACAATGTTACAGCAATTAACATGTACATAAACTGAGGAGTCTCATAGATCTCTCCAGTACTCCTGTCCTGTACCAAATACTTATCAGTAACTTGTCTTATGCCAGCATAGGTAAACAGGTAGTCACGATCATGGTCGATGTAACTGTTTAATATTTCCCACTCTTGTTCACTATACTTATCTAGGATAGTATCATCATATACACCCTTACTTACACATGATTCTACATGATTTTTAAGAATAGGATGATTGTCAGGATGTCCTTTGTATACTGACTTCCTTAATCCAAATAGAAGAAGTCTAGCAGCAACGAATTGATAGTTAGGATTCTCCAACGTAATCAAATCATTAGCAGAACGAATAAGAATCTCTTGGATATCTTTAGTCTCGATTCCATCAAAGAATTGAAGACCAGAATTCATTTCAACTGCTGACTCAGACACACCTGCAAGACCCTTACATGCATGTTCAACAATGTGATGAACCCTTTCTAAATCAAGGGTAGCACTTGTACCATCCCTCTTAACAACTTTAATTGGTGTTTCCGTTGGTGTCATACCTTTTTCCATTCGGTTAATTTAACTTGTGCCTCTATTCCTTGGTACGTATTTAATTCTACCAAAGACTGCACATTATGTCCAGCTATTACCATGTCATTTATGTCTTTTTCCTGTATATCATTTGGCCATATCACTACCTTCTCACCTCTGTCGATTGACTTGGTGATTCTGTTGACGATTTCTCTGTTACGAGGTTCGTTATCATAAACCCAAATATAATTGCCCCAACCAAACGTCCTACTATCAACATCGGAGCCAGCCATAGCAACCGAGTTTTCCAAGAGGGTTGAGTCGAACGGTCCTTCGACAACGTAGATTGGTTTGTTGATTTTAATCCTGTCGAGTCCATAAATTTTGGGTTTGTTTTCATCCAACATGACAGTTATATAACGTAACTTGTCCTTTGGATTTAATGCACGACCTTGGAATCCAAACCACTCACCGTCCTTATCAATGAAGGGGATAATGATTCTTGGATGATCCTTAGTTATGTGTGTGAAGGTAGGCTTCTGAGTGTTTACCCAAGTACAAAACTGGTCAGCATAATAAAATAACGAGGGGTCTAACCCTCGCTTTGTGATGTACTTGTATGCAACGTGTTCAATATTTAGACTAGTAATCTTTTCTAGATTCCCATGCTTCTTGAACACTGGTTTCTCAAATTTTGGTTTCGGAACATAAGATCCTTTACCAGTTGTACCCTTCTTATATCTCTCCATGATGTACTCATCATGAAGGTCTGGTGCCTGGTCTTTCAAGAAGTTTGGTAGGGTTCTCCCTACTCCACAGTTATGGCATTTGAATACCAAGTCTGTTTTGACACGAAAAAAATACCCCCTTGCCTTATTCTTATGCTTCTGTGAATCTCCACAGTAAGGGCATCGGAAGTTATATAGATCTGCTTTCTTCTTAACAAACTTATCCAGTCTGCCAGATAAAAGACTTACATAATGATTGTCTACAAACTCAGACAACTTCAGAGACTATAGGAATCTCTATCATACTAGCATTATTGTTTGGTGTCAAGTTTCTTAGTGTCGCTTGTCCGATTGGACTAACCAAGAAAGATACAATAGTAAGACCACCAAAAATAGTCCACATCTTCTTCTCCATGATACGGAGTCTATCGTCAACTTTACGTATATCTCTTTCACAACCTTTCTTTATCTCCAATGCTTGTCTGTTGACTTCACGGTGAACACTATCAACCTTCTCAAACAGTACACCATCAACCTTCTCACTACTATCTAACTTTTCATTATGGACAGCAAGAAGTTGACCCATCTTAACTGAGTTCTCTTGAAGGCTAGTCACTACTTTCTCTAGCCTTTCCAACAGAGCAGTGTTAATAGTTTCGGACATGACTAACTATCTGCTTCTCCCTTAGCACCACCAACTCTTGCTTTCTTCTTAAGATCTTGAACCTTAGATTGAAGTTGCTTCTGTAATGCTTGTTTCTTCATTAAGACTTTCTTCTTTTCGAGAGCAGTCTTCTGTTGAACAATTGCTTGTTGTGCTGACTTATCATCAGACTCTTGTACGTTACGCATGTGACTATTCCTTTTGTTCATGAAAAATTTACCTGCCTCTGCTGGCATTATTCTTTCTATCTTTATGTCACCCCTGTAACGAGGATTAATAAGGAGTCTAAGTTTCTGACTTAGTTCTGCTGGTGAATTGGCATAGACAACGGTCTCTCCTACACCAGGAATATTACATTTATATTGTAGCAACCTAGATTTAGGTGCTGGATTAACACGGTTCACGGTAATAGGTCTATCAATTTCATTGTCCTCTTTAATCTTCTTCTTCTTTCTTCTCTGTAATTTCTTACGAAATTTCATGATGGGATCTATTCCTGCATTAGGACCAGTCGCAGCTGCATTGCCACTAAACCCTGCCCCTCCAGCAGTACCAGTTGTCATCATTTCTTCGTTCATACAGAGTCAAGAGAATCTTGGACATCAGGGTCAACTTCTAATTCAGGAAGCATCCCTACAGGATATTTATTAAGATAAAGAAGTACAGTTTTTAAAATACCCCAATACTCTCTCTCCAATTTAAAGAAAAGTAAAGGGGTAGCTGCTTCACCAAAAACATTATATAAGATGATTAGATGATTAATGATCAAATGAGTTCTTAATGCTCCACCCCTAACGTAACGTTTAAGTAAACGTTTAAGGTATTTAAATCGCTTAAGATCTTCATCAAAATCCTCTTTGGTTACGGCCTGAGGATTTTCATAATGCTTGATGGCGAACAGAATAAATGTAGAATCATTCAGTTCGTCAAATTTCATTTATTATGTTGTAGTAATTGTCTTGGTAGAACCAGAACCACCTGCACCAATTGTATCACCTAGAACGAACACTTTGTCAGATGCTGTGTTTGTACCAGCGTCCTTGATTGTTCCAGAGATTGTTTGAGCACCGATTGTATGTACCTTACTTGCTGCAGCACATGTAAAGTCAAATTCAACACGGTTTGTTCCTGTTCCTCTAGCATATGTAGCAGTAATAGAAGCACTATCTGTTGTATTAGTAACAACTAGTGTTGCTCCAGCAGTAACATCTACCTTCTCGTTGTAGATAACAACAACAGTTCCAGTTGCTGCAGCTTCATATGTTGTACCCTCAAAGAATACTGCAGAGATATCTGCATTACCGAGAGTGTCAGTTCCACGACCACCAGCTCCGACTAGACCATCGACTGCAACTAGAACTTCATCCCAGTACTTAGTCTGATCTCCTTTCTTATAGTGTCTAAGAACCCAACCTTCTGCTGTAGCAAAAATGTTTGAGGGGTCTACAGCACCACCCTGTACAGCCCACTTAGGCTTAGCTTCATTAGCATCTGTGACTCCCCAAAGTGCCATGTTTATACTCCTACAATTGTTCGATTACCTACGATTATTTATAAGAATTATGGGTTCAGCAGTCACATAAATTTGGATGTTCACCTGTAGCACACCATGATGCAGGGTCTGCTACCTCATTACATTCATATTCATCTGGGACACCTGGCCAAGACCAATCTATTGCTCCCATACCACCTGAAGGATCGCATCCCACTAATAATGGTGTGAGTAATAGTAAAGATAATTTTCTCATAGAGTTACTTTCTTTTCTGCGTAGTATTTCTCGGCTGCTGTAACATAATCACCTATCATATGATCTGCTACACCATCGAATCTAGTATCCTTAGCATCTTTCAGTTTAATAACTGGATGAGTATGTACATATCCAGCAAGCCAAGGTGGTGTGCCAGGTACTATATCATCACCATGTACGAAACGTAAATGCTCCATGTCTTTGATTCTTCTTCTCAACTTACGTCCACCTGGTCTAGGTGAACCAGCAGTAACCAATGCAACATTCTTGTTGCCAGATTCCCATAGCAAATCTGCAATCAATGTAGCAGTAGCACCACCAAGGGAGTGTCCAGCTATCACTAATTTTCTTTTTGGATCTAAACCTTCGTATGCTACCACTAGTTCTGCTAGTGTTCTATTAGCATTGTTTTTAAATCCTCTGTGGCAATCATCTCTCTTGATTAAAAATTTAAGATTAGTTACCCAGTCTGTAGTCTCATTGGTTCCTTCAACAGCAAGTATGGTATGACCTTCTATCTTCCTACTAACAAGATAATCTTGCTTGTGTGGATAGACATCACGACAACATCTTAATGCTTCAAGTACCACCTCTTTTGAAAGTGTCATTGAATTGTATACAACTGTATTATATATCCCTAGTCGTATACTTTTCTACCGCCTTGTATTCTTCCTGACCCTTTCTTATCATAAAATTTAATACCCTTCTTCTTTATATCAACAAATAACTTATCTTTTTGTTTTCTATCAGAGATCTTTTTGTCAAGCCTTGCCTTAGCTTGCTCTTTATCTTTCATGAACTCTTTATAACTAGCAACTTCATTTAAAGAAGTACCCTCTGGTGTATGTTCTGCTGCTAATGCTGCATAGGGAACTGCTTTTCTATTCTTAATTTTCTTTTTCTCTACTGCATCTTTATGGCGTTTAAAACCTTTCTTAATTTCTTTACCAACACCTTCTGATACACCAGCACCTTTGGACATGGATGCTCTTAATGCTATGTCAGTGTACCCACTCTTCTTAGCATCTTTCTTCAACCATTTCCTAGCCTTTTCGTTTTCTTTCGCACGTTTCTCTAGAGCATTCTCCTCATTGGTATGAGCAAATGCTTTCTTCATAGCAGACAATCGAAGGTGAGGGGGAAGTCCCTCTACCTTCTTCTTCTTTTTCTTTAGTAAGTCGGAACCCTTGATATGTTCTATCTCAGGTTTCCAGTCCTCGTTAAGTGCCACTTGTATCCCTCATAAGTTTTTCAGCATCTTTCTTTGACTGACGACGTTTTGCAATCGTATCTGCTGGTGAAAATTTCCTATCACCAATCTGTCTCTTACCTTTCTCACCCTTAACCTTCTTACGTTGACCTTCAGGTTTACCTGTCTCTCTACGAATCATATTACGAACCGCAAGGAGTGCGAGATCCTTACGGTTACCACCCTTTTTTACAGGGGAACCCTCTCTCTTATTAATTGAACCAGTTGCTTTACCAGTCTCTTTACCATACCTATTCAGTTCATCAATAGTCTCTTCACTGACAGCCTTCTTAACCTTACCAGCAAATTTAAGAGTGCCACTAACACCTTTCTTAAATCCTTTTGCGAATTCCTTTACACGCTTCTCTGGTACTTTACCTGCTGCTCTTGCTTTGTTGTGTCTCTCAACACCCTTCTTAACAGCATCACCTACCTTACCTAACAATCCTTTCTTGGAAGTTGGTTTCTGAGGTTGAGTTTTCTTAGCAGTCTTAACTGCCTTCTCTACCTTCTTAACTGTCGCTGCTTTCTTCTCAGGTTTTGCTGCTGGTTTCCTTACGGTAGCCTTAGCAACTGGTTTTGCTTTCTTCTTAGCAGGTGCTTTCTCTTTATAGTTGGTACTATCTTCAGTCTCACCAGATCTTTTAGCATAAGACTTAGCATACTCACCCTTACCTGCTTTCTTCTTAGCAGCATCAGCAGCATCTACCTTTGCTTTTACCTTCTCATATGAAGGTGCTTTAACAGATGCTTTTCTTGCTGACCTCTCTTCATTCAATTCTTCAATAGGATCAATAACAAACTCGACAAAATCTTCTAGACCGACTTCATTAATTATATTGTCTAGACCATCTTCATTAATACCTTCTGCATAGAAGTACTCAGCAGCAACTTCTACACTAGCATTAACCCACTCTTCAGTTAAATCGACAGACTCACATACTTCAGGTTCATCCTTGTCAATAGGTCTACTCTTACGCTTTTTCTCAGTAAGTTCTTTCTGGGAAGGATTGATTTTGACTTTCGTCTTCTTCCTCTCGCTTAATTCTTTAAAGGTTAACATTACTCCTCCTCTAAATCTAGGATAGCTTTAATTTCTTCATCACTGAATAGACCAGACTCCACCAAGTCATCAATGATTTCTGTCTCTTCTCTATTAAGTCTCTTGTTAGCTTGTGCTTTGTATAGTCTTGATGCTTGTGCAGATTTCTTAGCAGCACCTTCCTTGTCTCCAGCAGCAGCGAGTTTACCACGCTTCTTATCTGCTTCCTTAGAAGCTTTAAGTGCTAGGTCAGGAGAGATTTCGTTAACAATCTCTACTTCTTCCTTTTGATTTTTCTTCTTCTCTTTCTTTTCTCTATCACTAATCTTACCATCAACATCACTTTTCTCATACCACTTACCGTCACCATCATCGTCTTGCCAACGCTTTGGTTTCTCGTCATCTTCTTTTTTCTTCTTCTCTACGATTGCCTGATATGCATCAGTCATATCTGGAAGAGGTGATCTGTTGGTGTCTAACATGTTATTGTGAAGTCTTGTCCTTTTTATTTATCTTCTTTATAAACTCTCCTGGAGTTAATCTCTTCATATAATTAGTAAGTTTATCAGTACCCATTTCACCTGCTGGTGTGAAATCGAATCCCTTAAGATCGTTTTGCTCTACCAAATCCTTTAACCATGAACGAAATATGTTTTCATTCTCATCAACACTGATAACATAATTGCTACCACGACTGACAATTTTAGATACAATTCCTGTGTTAACATTCTCAACAATAGTTCCTACCTTAAAGATAGTACCTTCAAAATATGCTTCTCTTAAAGACTTCTCATCTAACTTAGGTGCTATCTCATACAAAATATAAGAAGCTTCATTGAAATCTTCCTGTACTTCTACAGACATCTTTGATTGTAAAGCAGAGAACAATGCTTCACAATCTTTTGGCTTCATTGCTTTAGGACAACCCTTTTTAAATCCATCATAGTCATCATCAACTGCTGCCTTACGCTGTTTAGATGCAGACATACCTGAAACATCATCGGAATCAGGGTCTCTCTCACCAGCAGAAACAACATTAATTGTTTCAAAATTATATGCCTTACCGTTATACTTGTTGGCTAACGAATTGAACTCAGATACCCTATCACCACCCACGACGATGTTAATAGAGCTAAACCCTTCAGAATCAAGGGTACTGAGGACATCGAAAATAGTACGCATGTCAGGAGAATTGATAATCCTGGCACTATGTTCTGGATAAGCCTTCCGCATAAAATTAATCTTCTCCTCTGGGCTGAGGGGGTTCTTCTTAGGATCCTCCGTCCTTGAGGGGTATATTCTATACTCTCCATTTTTACTTGCTGCTTTTACTCTGCGTATCAGAGCCTCGTGTCCAGTAGTAGGTGGATTAAATCTTCCAAATGTAATAGATACCTCGCCTTGATCGACCTTATCCTCGCTACCTCCTTCTTCTTGTCCACTTGACCCCTTCGCAGATGGGACTTGGGATGGGTCTAACTTAACTAACTTCCCACCCTGACTCATGTGAGTTACGTTGCCTCTTACATCGGCATACTTTCCGTAACCTACGTGAGTTAGTTGTAATTTTTCTGCTTGACTCGCAGCTTGAGACCTCGCTGCCTCAGCTAGGAATGAGCTAAACTTCTTCATATGACCAATTTTTATCTAAATTAAAGTTTGCTTTACTAAATTCCCAACGATCTACAATCTTGTATGGATTGTCTGAACATATCACGAACCCTTCATGCTTTGAGGGGTCTCCATTAATAAAGCATTCAACATCTCCATCCACCTTGATGGCATCGAGTAGCCGTCGTTTCAAATCGAGAATCATAAACCATACCTTAAAGGTATATTCATTAACCTCGCTCTTATATTTATCATCTAACTCACTGTACATTTGTTCAGCAGACATATCTTCCCACCAACCTACGGAAACATAACTGTTTATGTGCTTAGAAATCTCCATCAAATAATAATTATATCCCCTCTTCTGAACAGGTGCTTTCATCTTCCAGACAGGAATAATGAATGGTATCAAGTGTCTCCATCCTAGTGGTGGCTTGATGTGTGCATTGTTAGTATCAACAAAGAAACAATCATCCGTTGATTCTAAGGTTAAACCAATCTTCCCCTCCGCTTCAGGACTGACCTCAGTATACTCTGTGTGAGGTGCAACAACTATCTTCTGCGGAATCTCCTCTGGAAAGAGATACTCAACAGTATTAGGTTGGTACAATCTACCTGACATACCAACACCTATCCAGTCTCCCTGATAAATCTTATCAGTTCTAGGAAGATACTCCAAGCATAACTTAAGAATATCTGCCACTGGTCCTTTATGATTAGTTGTTATATCATCAACAGTATAGTTTATTAATACTCTTCTCTTATTAAAGACCGACTTAGTGCCAACAAAAAAATGCCCATTAGCAGGGTTAGTACCCCACACTATAGCAGGTGCTCCATCCCATTTAACAGACAACCTCGTTGCCTTAACCAATTCTCTAAGTGTCTCCCAAACTACCTTCCTTCCGTGCAAAACTGAATCTTCTGGATGACGAAGGTGCTTGTTTGGCATGTGTGTGTCTCGAATACCTCTGTATTATAATCCATTTCAGAGGGTTGTGTGCCAGTAGTGTGCCAGTTTGTTAACCGCCCACCTTCACGTAACTACTTGCTGACATATAGTCAGTAACTTTCTTATCACCAAATATTCTAAACCCTTTAGATGCTGCCTGTGAATAGATGCTCTTCATAATATTTGTTTTTATAAGTTCTTTAATCTGAGGTTGTGCTAGATCTAGAACTTGACCAACTTCATATGCTTGCACTTTATTCTTTAACCACTTCGCAAACTTTGCCTTATCCTTAGTCTTTTCAAACTCATCTATTACTTCACCTGCCTTATGCTTTCTCCCAGATAAGAATTCAATATACTTACCCCATAATGGTACATCATCTTCAAAGGTTGCCTTTGAAAAATTACCCTTTGCTTTTTCTGTATAATCTTTAAAGACTTGATAACTTGTAAAAGCATGTTTCTCTTTAGCACTACCAAATGGTACTGGTTTCTTAGGAAATAATTTTCTTAACTGTGTTCTCTGTCTACTGAATGCCATTCTACCTTTAGATAATTTTGTAATCAATGTAAAGATACCAAGAGTGGCTTTACCATGATTAGCAGCACTACCTTTCTGTAACTGCATCTGTACATCATTACCAATAGCAGATTGGAAACCCCTTATGTCCATCTTATGTCCCTTCTCACCTGCTAATGTAAAGTTAACAATACACTTAGCATTAGATGCTTCAAACTGAGTATTAAGTATCTCTATTTTTAACTCTAAAGCATCTTGCAATCCTTTGAATTCCTTATGGTCAAATGATGTTACCTTAACTGATGGTGTTGTTAAAGATTTTAATTCTTTCTTTGTAGCTATTACTTTCTTAAGTGATATGGGTACACAATCTCTAGACTTATAATGCTCATCAACAAATTGATTATAGTAATATAGAGTCTGCATATCTTCCACTACTTTCAAACCCTTACCACCCATAGCCTTATTCTTATCCTTTAACTTCTTCAACTCTTTCATCTTTGTTAGATCTGGTTTACCATTCTTAAAACCTTCCATCTGTTTAACCAGACTAGACCACTTAGATTTTTTAACTGCTATAACGTCAGCAGGATTCCACTTATCACCTGTACCACCTGCTAATGTTTTATAAACTCTTTTAACAACACTATCCTTAGCATTCTGTGCTATATCTTTAGCAATTTCTCTATACGCACCTCTAAAAATTGGGTCTCCTATATTATTAGAAAAAACATATCCACCACCTGTCAGATACTGACTCTTAACTACAGCATTAGCAGTCCATACAGAAGAGTTAACCCACTCTTCTAACTCTTCTGGTTTTCCTATATTTTTCCAGTTCTCGAAACGAGAAGTTAATTTAGTATAATCTATATCACAATAATTTTTAACATTATAATCCAGAACTGATAAATCCATTGCTGCAAGCACATCTTCTGGAGTTATATTATCACCTTTATTCTGTCTCACTGCAAATGCTAAAGCCTGTAATGATTCTTTATCTTCAGTTAAAGGTTTAAATGCCATTAGTCATACGCAGGTCTCCAATAATATTTATTCTTCAAACGTTGTAAGTTTGGTATACTTCTCATACAACTCACCCATTTTCTTTTCAGTACCACGAGACTTCCACATCTGTTGTAGTATAAGTTTCATATCATCTATAGGAACTACAACGGATAAACTACCGTGTGTATGTGCTTCAGTCATCTTGGTAACCAATCGGTATCAAATGCAGAATCAGCATCACCATAGAATCCTGCAGGAACTATATTAAATGCTAAAGATCTCCTATCCTTATCAGAATTATTCATCGCTACCTTATGTTTAAGATAACTTGGAAAGAATAATAATATATTTTCTTGTACTGGTAATGACCAAGTTATAGCATTTGTCATATGAATCTGTTTAGGAGGAAGGTGATAAGCTTTTAAATTTTCAATAGGACTATCAAAATCTATACCACCCATATCATCAGTATACGTATCATAATAATAGACACCACTATAGTAACTATTCTTATGGTTATGGAACTGTGAATCTGTACCAGGTTCTGTCTTTGTTAACCAAGATGTAGATATAATATACTCCCCTTCACCCACACCCAAAAATTCGTCAGCAGCAATCTTAAACTTATTTAAAATAATATCCCTTATCCTTGGATATTTTTCTAAGACCCTATAATTATTAGGTGTTTGATCTTTAGATACATCAGACTTTTCTGAAATTACATATGAAGTATCATCACGTAATTCCGTAGTATCTTCTTCAATATAATTCAAGAGGATATTGGATGCAAATAGAGGTAAATACCCCTTCATATTCTGTACCATTTTAATGTGGATTATACTTTTGAATAAGAGAATACACGATGACTAATAAAATAAGTCCGATGGAAATAAGAGTTAAAGCTACTGGCATTAGCGGTCTCCTACAGCACGATTCTCTGACTTATCTATACTAAAACTACCACCAGGATATCTCTTCTCTAATTTTTTAACATTACCTTTGACAACATCATCAAAGTCAATCTCTAATGCCATACATGCTTGTGCAACGTACCACATAACATCACCAAGTTCAATGATAAGATGTTCTCGGTTATCTTCATTCCATGGCTTGCCTTGGAATACCATCTTCTTTACTATCTCTGTGAACTCTCCACCTTCTGCACTGATACCAACAGCAGCAGTTAGAAGACGTTCAATGTTAGCACCTTGCCTATCAAGCTCACCCATACGATCAGCAAGTGCAACAAAGTCTTTGGAACTGTCAGACGTGACAGCATCTACAAAGTGTTCGTACTTTTTGAAATCAATCATACTTTAGTTCTGCAAAGGATTTTTTACCCTGTACTTTTTTAATGACTTGCTCTTCAGCACCAGAATCAAGTAGGTCTTTCTGAGCGTCTTCGACATCATACAGCCTCATCTTAGATCTGTCAATACCTATGACGAATCTCTTGTTCAAAGTAGGGTCATAGTATCTATTCTTTAACTGCTTAACCATTATTTGATTTTGTTCTTCGAGCTCTTCGGTAGAAATAAGAGCAAACATAAGGTCAGCAGTGGCAGGGAGACCAAAAGATTCACTGGTGTCGGTAAGGTCCACATCGCTAGACCCGTACCCAGAACGGGTAGTTTGCGTAGCAGAAACGATTGGAACTCCTGCTTCGACTGCGAGACCCCTGAGTTCTTCTGCGATTGCTTTGACATAAGTATAGGAATTTACTATAGAACCTTTGTACCTTTGTGAGGCACATATATTGAGATAGTCTATGAATATAATATCTGGTTTGATATTTCTTTTTAGTTCTAACTCATTTAATAATGATTTAAAATGTCCTACGTGAGCAGATGCAGTAGGATATTCTTTAATTATAAGTTTACCTTGTGTCTTCTTAGATAGTTTACTAATCTTATTCTCAAACATAATTCGAGGAAGTTCTGCTAGTTTCTGAATAGGAACATTCAAAAGATTAGCATCAATTCTCTCTGCAATTTTTTCTTCAGCCATCTCAAGCGTGATGTATAATACGTTCTTCCCTTGGAGTAACACACTGCTTGCGACATGGCACATAAAGAGAGACTTACCAACACCAGTACCAGCGAGAGCAATATTGAGTGTTTTATTCGGAAGGCCACCTTTTGTAATGCGATTAAAAAATTCCAAATCAAAGGGAATCTTTTCCTCTTTCTTATGGTAAAAGTCAAATCGTTCTTCGTAGTTTTGTAAGTAATCATGTCCTACATTCTGGTCAAATGATACACCTAATGCATCGCTTAATATTTGTGGAATTGCTCCCTTATCTCTCTTCTCATCTTGTCCGTCTGCAATCTTAACTGATTCCATAAGCGATAGATAAATCGCTCTCTCCTGACACCACTTTTCCGTCGTGTCAACAATCCAATCCAAGTCATGCTCTTCTTGAGATAACCCATTCAACACCTCAATGATTTCTTTAAACTGTTCTTCAGTAAGATCTGTACGTTCCTGACATTCTATACCCAATGCATTTAAAGAAGGTAAAGAATTGTAATTAGTTACATACTCATGTATCTCTAGGAATACTATCTTATAAGATTTGACAGTAAAATAATCCGACTTAAGAAATGGTAATACCTTACGAGTATACTCATCATTATAGATCAGACTACCGAGTATAGTAAGTTCTAGATTCATAGGTAGTGAAGGTAAGTACCAATAATGTATTTTTTATCAGACACAGGTGGAAGTCCAGCATGTCTGTATTGCCACGTTGGTGGGAATATTAATATTCTACCACACTCAGGCTTAATTGCATAGTCTAATCTAGGGAAATTTGTTTCTCCACCTTCAGCGACTGTATTAAGATAGAGGAAACAGACCAAAAATCTACGAGCAGAAGAATAATCCTGAACATCAACATGATCTTTAAACTGGTCGTAGGCATTGTTATCATATAATTTTAAACGATTTTCCTCAAAGGCATACTTCAAAGGAAAGTCATTAAGACAATCCAAATCTTCAATATAAAGATTGACAGCATCAGTAAAGATAGATGTTAATTGCATTTGTATACCCATCCACTGAGGGTCTTTAGCAATATACCTCTGTGATATATTTAACTCATGGAATGATGGTCTTTGTTCTCTATCAAGGTACTGTCCTTTAGTAATACCATATGATTCAATGATGGCATCACAAAAAGTCTTGGTTGCTAAACCATCATAACACTTAATAAAATCAGTAAGATTAGTTGCCATACTTAAATTCCTTAGAGGCACACTCATCAAGAGCTTGCATTATCTCTGGTGTAAAATAGGTTTCTGGATCTGATAGAATTTGTTTGGCATATATTTTCTTTCCATTAAACTCATACCTTCCAGCAACATTCTTCCATAGTCCATACTTTTCACCTAATTCTAATAGACCATAGTGTTTATCAAGACCTTTATCATAGTACAATCTCACCTCCACTTGATTATTCTCTTTAGTTAATCTAGCTTTAGCTGTTTTGCATTTAATAATATTTCCCACAACCTCCTTACCATCCTTTTCTTTCTTTTTAGATAGATATATGATTGTGCTTGCTGCGTATTTAAGTCCACTTCCACCTCCCATCTCTTTAGTAGGAATATACGCACCTACTACATCATATGTATGATTGGTAACCAACATTGGGACGTTTGCTTTACCTAATTTAAGAGTTAGAACTCTAAAGATAGACTTGACAACTTGTGCTCTAGTCATGTCACGTGTATCTTTACCTGCTTCACTGTCCTCAACCTCTTTACTGGTTGATAACATACCAAGACTATCAAGAACAAACATTAAAGGTTGTCTTGTGTCTGCTGGTTGTTCCAAATACTTATCTAGTATTCTAATAGACTGTGTTCTAAATTCTTGTACTGTAGTAACAGGAACAATCATCATACGAGATGAATCAATACCCCTCTCCTCGATCTGTTCCTTACTTAAAGCACTTTCAGACTCAAAATAAATAACGCCAGCATCAGGATTAGATTCGAGGAAATGCTGTACAACGCCAAGACAGAAAAATGTTTTGCCAGTACTTGACTCACCTGCAATAGCTGTGATCTTGTTCCCTGGAATACCTCCGTAGATACTTCCTGAGACAAGTCCGTTAAAGATGTACGAACCTGTGTCGATAAACGAACTAGTATCACCAGCAGCAACACCATCACTAACGAGAGAAGCGTATTCATTTCCGATCTCCTTTACTACATCTTGTAAAAAACTCATTAACTTTTCTTAAATAATTTTGTAATGTAATTGGAACGTTTCATAGCACGTTCAAACCATTGGGCTTCGTCTTTATCAAAGAACTCCTTCTCACTAGGATTTTCTCCAGCACTAAAGGCTTTCTGATATTCAACAATGTATGTGGTCATCCGAATAGAAATTCAAGGTTAGCAACTTTTTCTGGCTTCCATCCTATCTTATCCATAATGACTTTAATTGGTTCAAGAAAACTCTTGCTGAATTGTAAGTCATAGTCCACTTGTTTGTCAAGTCCAAACTCCTTCGGTAGAGTCTGTAGATATGATATCACATTCTCTCCGAATTTATTAGGTGTCTTAAGATAAACAAATTTTATCTTTTCACCATCCTGTATTAAAGGATACTTATGTTGTAACTTGTTTTTCTTGTTGTAATGATTAAACAACAAAGCACCCCTAACATGTATGGGAGTGCCTTTGCTGTATATACTAGATGGATTCGCCCACTTATTTATCCCATTGCATCCTCTAGGAAATGATATGTCCTCAACAGGTAATGTATCAAACTCATCTCTAAAATTCTTAATGAAATCTTGTGCTGCTTCTTCACCCTCATTCATAATAACCTTCAAACACTCCTTAATCTTATCCCTACAAGCACCTGGTGTAGATGACTTAACACACTCTATACCCATAACCTTTAACTTAGGTTCAGCGTACTGAACACCTTCACTATTGAATACGTTGAGAATATATCTCTTCTTGGCAGTCCATATACCTTTGTTGGCAATGTTCTCCCTCTTCATAATCATTTTCTGTTCGTACGCTCCAACGTACTCGGCCAATTCTTGGTAAGAACTCTCAATAAAAGGCTCAAATTTAGTTTGACACACCTTGTCAAGGAACCGAACAACGCTCTCATCAGTTTTCTCTCTCCCCTTGTATACACCGTCAACCAAATCACCAAGATTGAGGTAGATACTATCGGTATCACTAGCAATAACATAATCTTCTCCTTCAGTTTTAAGTATCGTGTTAAGATACTGATTCATTTTGTTTTCAATCCATCTAATACTAACCTGTCCTGACAGAGTAATTGCCTCTGCGTTAGCAAGGTTATAGTATCTGAAGTATTGATTACCAATAGCACCATAGGCAGAGTTCAATTGAATCTTACGTGCCATCTGAATGT